ATTACTTCTTTAAAAGCAATGTTTGCCTTTACTGTTAAACCACCATCATCAATAGTTGATGCAGATAATAAAGCTGCTGCGATATACTCACCAGCAAACTCACCAGCATACGATGTAGTGATGTTAGTTGTAGTTGCTAAATTTACGTTTCTTTTATTCATTTTTATTTGTTTAATTTACTTAATACTCTATCTAAAGTTGTGTTAAATTGTCCTTTGGCAAATTGTACTTGTTTCTTTTGTGGTGTACTTGCTTCAGGATTGTGTTTAATTGGTTTTACTGATGAAAGTTCTTCTTTAACTTCTTCTTCTTTTACTTCTTCGCTCATTTCTTCTTTAGGTTCTAACATAGCTTTGATTTCTTCAACCATTGTTTTAACCTCTGCTAATTCTTCTTTAGTAGCATAAGACATTTCTTCTTTTACTTCTTCTTCTAAATCTTCAGTTTCTTCTTCTTTAGCTGGTACTTCATCAGATACTTCTCTAACATCTGCAATCACACCCTCTGCTTCAACTACTAATAGTCTACCATCTTCAAGGATATACTCACCAACTGGCATTGCTACCTTTTCATCATCTGTTACAATGAATATTTCATTATCTTTTTCAAAGGCTTCTGCACTTACCACAGTACCATTTTCTAACTTCTGTTCTTCAAGTTTTACCTCGATGTTTAGAAGTGTTTTTATTTCGTTTAACATTTGATTTGCTTTCATACTATTTATATAACGATTATTAAATTAAAATTTGCATTTTCAGTCTGTTCTTGTTATTACACCTATACCTTGTGCTTGAATAGAACCATCACAACAAGAGATAGAATACTTTTTAGTGTCCCAACATAAACAAGCACGACCACCGCCAGTAGGTGATGTTCTACTTGGTATAAATGTTTTATTTTTGTTGTTTCTTTGCATTTATTTTATTTATTGGTGCTGTAATAAGCATCATCTATTTTTTGTTGCAATGGAAAAAACTCTTTGTATTCTTTAACATCATTAGGATTTATACCTAAATTTTCTGCTGCTTTTTTAAAATTACCTCTATTAGTGTTTGCACCATCGATAGCATCAAAATAAACTTTTCTCATTTGCTTTCTCAAAGAATTTAATTCCTGTATTCCTTTTTGCATTCTTTTACTATCATTTTTTAAATCATCAACTAAACCCAACTCAATTTTATGTGCAGATAGTTCTGTTTTCGGTAGTTTGCTATAAACTTTTTCAATGTTACTTTTCATACTTATTTATTTGATTATTTTATATAGAATTTAAACCCTTTAATAATTTATCAACTTCATTTATATTTGATTTTATTTGAGTTTCTTGCGTTTGTAAAGTTTTTAATACATCTGTTGCGCCTAATTCTATTGCAGCTTTTTTAGTATTTTCTATTTTTTTTAGTAAAGATTTGTTAAGTTTTAGTGATTTTTCAGCAAGAGGAATAGCTTTAAATGCTAAATCAATAGCAGAAATTGCTCCAGAGTTTGCAGTTTTCATTTCTTCTTTAATATCATCAACTAAACCCAATTCTACCTTTTGTGCAGATAGTTCTTGTTTTGGTAGTTTACTGTAAACCTTTTGTATGTTACTTTTCATTTAATATATTTTTAATTTTACTTAATAATTCTTCGCTTAATTGTTCTTCAACATTTTCTTTAGGTGCTTCCATTTTATCTGCAAAATAACCCTCAATAGAAAAACCTTTTACCTTGTTTGTTTTTACATACTCATTCCAAACATCATCATTGTTTACTTTTACACTTCCCATCCAAGTACCTACTGGTACATCTAAACCATACATTGCAGATTTATCTTGTTCTTTACTTTCTACTATCCAACTTTCAACCAATGTTAAACCATTTAATGCTTGGTTGTGTTCTAATGTTGAATTACTTTGTTTACCATTCTGTAAGAACATTTGAGATGCTTTTACTATCGTATCTTTTGAAAAGTATATATAATACTCACCTTCACCACCATTACGGTAAATAGGCTTATTTGGTATTAATAAAGCGCCCATTAGTATTTTCTTTTCTTTGTCTACTTCTGCTAACTTTATTTCTTGGTTTTTTAAAGCAACAAAATCACTTTCAATAGCTGGACTTTCTACAATAGAAATCGCATCTACTCCAATATCATCTTGTTCTTCGTCAAGTACTAATTCTATTATTTTAAACATATTTAAAAATTTTGTTTTTACATTTTCCCCTTGTTATAAGTTCATTTCTTATTAATGTACTCATAGTTGAGGATGTTAATCCATAATACTTTGCCGCATCCATTACTCTTTCAAATCTTAAACCAGTTGTGGTTTCAAGTAATGGAAATTTTTTATTAGCAACCCCTTTTCTTTTTTCTGATATTTTACGTTTGGTAATATCAGAATGCTTTTTCCCGTACATAGGATTTTTATTTCCTTTTTTATCTCTTGATGCGCAAGCTGGTGCTGTTCCTATTTTAGCTTTAGATAGTGCCTTACCTCTTTTTTCTTTTATTTCTTTACTTTGACAATGTGACCATCCACCAACCGCATCATTTTTTAAATTATAAAACCTATCACTATTAGCTGCATCAACTGCTTTTAAAATAAAAGTTTCTATATCACGAAATTTATTTCCAGTATAAATAATTGTTCTTTTAAAGTTTTCTGGCTTTTTTTCAAATGCTCTTTTAAAATAAACACCACTACCTGCATAACCATCGTTTACATTTCCTAAATGAGAACCAATATACATTTTTTTATTTTCTGTATTTTCCCATAAATAAACAAAGCCATTCATAAATATATAACGTGTTTAGTTTTTAATTTTGCATTTAGATACTTGCACCCTCAATAATGTTTCTATCCATCTCTTGTGCAGTAGTTACATCATTACTTACTACATATGCTCTTGTAGGTTGTTGTGTTTGACTACCTATTGCATCTGCTAATTGTGTTTCACCACTTGCACCCACTACATTAAATGCTGGTGGTTGTGATGTTGTAGTTGTAGGTACTCCACCACTCGCTGGTGAACCCCCTCCACCTGGTACTTGTACACTTAATATCTTTTTTACATTAGCAATACCCGCTACTCCAATAGCAGCAGCATTAGCAAATTTTAAAGCAGTTTCAAAAGGTGTAACTGTAACCGCAGCAAGTGCATCAGAAACCCCTCTATATGTGTTTATAGTTGCAGCAGCAACGGCAAATGCTTTACCAGCAGCAGTTTCTTCACCCGCTATACTACTAAAGTTTTGTAATACATTTGCAGTGTCATCTAATGTTTTCTTTTTTGCTTCAGCTTCTTGATTTGCAATTTCTATTTTAGCATCTGCTATTTCTTTTTCTCTTGCTACATCTTGTTCACCCGATTGTGCTATAAAATCATTTAACGCTATCTGTGCATCTATTTTTGCCTGTGTTCCAGCATTTGCATTGTCTACTATTGCTTGTAGTCTTATAGTTTCTTGTTCTTTTTCTAATTCATCAATTTCTTTAAGTCTTTCAAGCCTTGCTAATTCATTTTCTATTTCTTCTGCTATAAGTCTTTGTTTAGCAATAGACAATAAACTTTCACTTTCTGCTTGTGCATTTGTTAATTCTGTTGCTTCTTTTAGCAATGCGTTTGCGTTGGTTTGTTGTTCTGACCTAAAACCAGTTATTTGTGATGCAATACCTTGTACCTCTGCTTCTGCTTCTAACACCGCAACATAATCTTCTGTTTTACCAGTTAAATCAAATTGTGCTTGTGCTGCTGCTTTTACTAATGCAGCATTTTTAGTCATTTCTTCTTCTTGCTTGTCAAGAATATTATTTAACTTTTCATTTGCGGCTTGTCTTTCAGCTATACTTTTTGTTTCATCATCTCTAATTTGTCTTTGTAGTTCTGCTTGTCTATCATATTGTTCTAATAGTATTCTACTTTGTGCAGCAGCTATTTGTGCAGACTTTTCCAATGCCTGGTTTGCCTTTGCTGTTTCTAATGCAGCTTCAACACTAATTTCTTTTACACCATCAACAAGTTGTGAACCTATTGCACCCGCTTCTTGTACTGCTTCAACAAAATTTGTAACAACATCTGTACCCGCTTGTACCGCTTCTTCACCTACTTCTTTTAAATTAGCTTTTGTTTCTGCAATACTTTCATTTAAAGCTTTTATTGTTGTTGGGTCACCATCACCAAATATAGATTGCTCCCAAGCTAACTGTGCTGCTTGTATGCCTAATTGAATACCATAAAAAGCTACTTTAAAAGGTGTTAATGCAATGGTTAATAAACCACCCA